NTCAAGTACATCAGTCCCGAATGGTACGAGCAGTGGAAGGACCCGGCATCTGGCGATGAGTTTGAGAACATCCTAATCGGTGCGGCGCTGACTACGCGGCCATTCTTCAAAAATCTACGCTCGCTTGTTGCGAGCGAAGGGCGCCTGTATGATGTCGAAGAGCCGGATGGCGCTCGTGAGCCCATCATCAGGTCATCTGTCGAAGGTGTTTCACATGAGGGCCTGCGAACTATGATCCTGAGTGCCGCTCGCCACGAGTTCCCTGGTATCGTCGGCGCGGGGGAATGTTCTGGGTGGGTAGTTGATCTCTACGATGACCATACGATTATCGAGGCAAGCGGTAGGTACTGGCATCTCGACTACAGCTACGAGGACGATTCGGTAGCATTCTCAGGCCAGCCTAAAGAAGTTCAGCGCAAGACAGTCTGGGAGGATACACCAGTGCGGGGACGAGAGTTCTCGCCTGAGAAGCGTGAAGACCTTGCCGCAAAAGGTCAAGCACTGCCAGATGGTTCGTATCCCATCGTGACTGTGGGCGACCTCACGAACGCTATCAAGGCTTATGGGCGAGGAAAGAGTAAGGAGGCTGTGAAGAGGCACATAATCAAGCGCGCAAAAGCGCTAGGCAAGACCGACTTACTACCCGAAGATTGGTCGGGTAGTGCCAAGAAATCCAAGGAGGTACACATGGTAGAACTCGATATGGAGGAGCTGACTGGCGCGGTCGATGAGTTGGGGGAGGAGGAGAAGAAGGGTCTTCTCACTCGCCTCGCCTCAGCAATCAAGGCCACCGTCTCGTTTGGCGGGGGCGGCGGCGACGATGATCCCGGTGAAGATAAGCCAGGAGACGACGAGCCGAAGACGGCTGCGGAGATCACAACACTACAGGCGGCGCTGAAGGCGAGCGAGGACGCCCGGAAGGCGTCCGACGAGCGCCTCTCCGGGTTGGAAGCGACCGAGCGCTCACGGCGTTACCATGATATCATCCTCGGGCGAGACGACGAAGGTGTCAAGCAGGCGAAGGAGGCCAGCGTCGCGCTGCACCCGATGGTCGGCGACTTGGCGAAGAAGATGCAGATCATGGAAGCGCTTACGGCTTCAAAGGGCGAGGACTCGGACGAGTTCAAGGCCTATGTAGCTGCTGAGCGCGAGCACGCGGCGCAGCTTCACACAGCAGGGACATTCGCTGAGGCCGGCGCTGACTCGCATGATGGGGGCGTCGAGTCAAGTGCAATCAAGGAGTTCGAGAAGCGCGTCATCGCGCTGACTGGAGGCGAGAATGCGCTCTCGCATGAAGATGCGATCACGAAGGTCGCTGCGGAAGATCCCAGGCTCTACGACCGCTACGACCGGGAGAAGACTGGCCGCAAGTCTTCGTACCCCAGTTCGTAGGGAAAGGAGGAGTACATGACCCTAAACAGACTGATCAAGTCGATCTCGCGCCCAGCGTCCGCAGACCTGTCATCATACCAATACCGCTGTGTTGGCGTCGACTCCGCTGGGCGAGTGGTGGTGATCGCAGACCAGGCTACGCCGTTCCTTGGCGTGCTGATGAATAAGCCCTCGGCAGTCGATCAGGCGGCGGAGGTTGCCGGGAATGGCAGTGTCGTCAAGCTCGAGGCGGGCGCCACCCTCGCTGAGGGTGATCTGGTCACGGCGGTCGCGGGCGGACGCGGCTCGGCTTCGACGACTGACACAGACGAGGTTATCGGCATGGCGCTCACACCCGGCGGCAGCGGTGTGTTGTGCGAAGTCGATATCAATCCGAGACAGCACGCCGGATAGGCTGAAGTAAGAAGAGGAGGTTTAGAACATGCCTCAGCCGGACGTAGGCGATGTGCATGTCAACGCACTGTTGACGCAGATGAGCATCGCCCATATGAACAAGGAGATACATTACGTCGCCGACAAGTGCTTTCCTCTCGTTCCCGTCGAGAAGCAATCCGATGTGTACGCCGTGTACCAGCGGGGCGACTTCTTCCAGGGATCGGAGGACGCGCAGGCGATGCGTGAGTTGCTGCGAGCGCCCGGCACGCGAGCGCCAGTCGCGGGCTATGCCATCGACAACAGCAATTCGTTCAGGTGCGACAACTTCGCCATAGGCATCGAGGTGCCTGACGAGCTTCGCGCCAATGCCGACGCCGTGTTCCAGCTTGACAAGGAGGCGTCGATTCTCGCAACGCAAATCCAGTTGATCCGGCGCGAGCGTGCCTTCGCGGCGGACTTCATGGCGACGAGTGTGTGGAGCACCGTTTCGGGTGCTGGTGACAAGGCGGGCACCACCGACTTCGTGAAGTGGAGCGACTATGGTGGCTCCGATCCGTTCACGGACTTGGAGAATGGTCTCGATGTTGTCGAAGGGAACACCGGCGACCGTCCGAACAAGCTCATCATGGGCGCTATCGTGTGGCGTCGCCTGAAGCACCACCCCGACTTGGTGGACAGGATCAAGGGCGGCGCAACGACCGGCGCTCCGGCCCTTGTGCAGCGCCAACTTCTTGCGCAGATCCTCGAGATCGACGAAGTGTTGGTGTCCCGAGCGTCGTACAGGTCGTCCGCCGAGGGCGCATCGCTGACGATGGCTCGTATCATAGACGACGACGCGCTCCTGCTCTTCGCGACTCCGACGCCTGGGCTCATGTCGCCAACAGGAGGCGTCTCGTTCTACTGGAGGCCGCTCACCGGCGGTGCTGTCCAGTTCATGAGGAAGTACCGGATGGAGCCTGAGCGCAAAGATGTGATCGAAGCGCACAGCTACATCGACCAGAAGGTCACCGAAACGGAATCCGGCTACTTCATGTCCGACGCGGTGGACTAATCGAGAATCTAGGAAAGGACGATCCGATGGCCGTGGAAAAGAAGAAGAGACGCAGACGCCGTGAGGCAATCGCAGAGCCTGTATCGTCGAAGCCCAAGCCGTCGCAGGCGACTGTGGACAGGCGCGGGCTCTGGGTGATCACTTCTGGCAGAATGAAGCAGTACGGCGATTTCGTAATCGAGCGTCCCGGCCAAATCATTCGCCAGCAGTACCTCAAGAACGACGAGCTGCTCCTGAAGCATAGCTATGTGAGGCCGCTTCAGGATGAAGAGGAGCTGACACAGTGCTCAGTATGTGGTCTGATGTTCCTCGGCAGCGTCACGACCGGCCCGTACAAGTCGCACCTGGCATATGCCAGACATGATCTCGCAAAGGTCAATCTGGATGCTGGTACGGCGACTAAGGACGGCAAGCGGGCGAGAACGGGTGACATTGCGGAAGACCCCGACTCCGGTGCTGGTGGCGAATGGGATCTGGAGCCGGATGGCGCTCCGGGCGAGCGGAAGTTGGAGGAAGAAAGTCCTCATGGCGTCCGCGTCTCGATAGGACGAAGATAGGAGGAAGCGCACATGGGTGTAGAGATAGTTCGGCGGCGGCTTCACGGTAAAGGTCTGCATACTGGGGTACGCCACGACGCGGAAATCATCCCAACTGCGACGACTCGCACACTGACTGCCGATGAGTCAGGGAAACTCGTTATCGCGACACTCGGTAGTGGGACGCAGACGTTCACGCTGCCCGCCGCGACGAACGAGGGATGCATATTCACCTTCAAGTGCGGGCATGCTAGCGGGGAGATTCTGATCGATCCCGCTGGCACCGATGTCATCCAGTCGAAGGCGACGAACGATCAGGGAGCAGACATTACGCCTGCAGGCGGCACAGGTATCAAGAATACTGCGGCTACCAACGTCATCGGAGACTACATCACGCTCATTGCTGATGGAGTCGATACTTGGCGAACGGTTGCGCAGTCTGGTATCTTTGCCAGCCAGTAAGGTCGTAGGAGGGAACGATATGAGCGTAAGACTGAGGGAATTTAGGGTCCGGCTGGACGATGACGATCTGAAGCGCTGCGAGCGGGCAGGCGTCTCGCCCGGGGAACTCGTCACCACATCTGTTCGGGCGGCGATTGCCGAGCTAGACGATGGCGCGGAGTCCGTCCTGCCCGTCGTGCCTGTGCTGCCACCTGAGGCTGAGGTCGCCGACGAGGAGGACGACGAGGAGCCGGAGGATGTCGGGTAGGCTGCGACGCACACACGTTAAGGCTCTCGCGCTGACAGGGCTCTCTACGACTATTGCCGCTGTCTGGGACCCCGCAGCGGGCCGCCGCGTGCGGCTTATGGGCCTCAACGTCAAAGAGACTGCGGGAACGGCAGTGACGGTTGTCGTGACAGACGGTACAGCAGCGGCATCGGGCACCATAGGCTACTTCAGTGTAGCCGCAAGTGGCATTACGGACGACATCGACTTTGGCGACGCGGGTCTTTATGCAGCCCTAAATGCTGTGCTGGGGTTCAAGACGCTTGCGGATGCCGGGACGATTGTTGGTACGCTTGTAGGTCGAGAAGAGCCGTTCTAGCACATGTTGACAGGAGGATCCCATGTCAAG